TTAAGCATGAGCCTAATCATTTGCTTTTCTATCATCTAACTCCTTTAATAAAATTTGATCTATTGTTTCTGCTATTGATTGATCTCTTTGAGTCCAGTTATTTTTATTAGCTTCCCAGAGATCATACTTCCATTCATTCCATTTAGCTAATATTTCTTTTTTCATACTATCATTCATAAAATATTTTCCTTATCTGTTCTGTGTTATAGTATTTAAGATCATCTTCTAGTGGTTTAACTATTACATTTGGATATCCAGAGGATCTTAAATTTTTTGCCATATCGTATGCTTTTGTTGTAGCATCTCTATCTAAACATATATATAATTTTTTATATGGTTGTAAATGGCTCTTGTGTATTTCTTTTAATTTAGTTCCCATAATAGCTATACCAGTTAATATATTAGATACTGCACAAGCTGACGGACAATCTTCTACAATTACAGAATCCTCACACTCACCACATTTAAATGGTACATCTTTATTACCATACATATACCACTTTGGATAATCATCTTTATTTAATGCTCTACCCACTGCACCTACTATTTTATGGGAGTATCTATTTTTAATTAAGAATACAACTCTATTTTGTTTTACATCATATCTAAAATCTGCTCTACCCCACGACCAAGCCTCCCAACAATTATTTGTTGATAGCCAACGCATAGCTTTTTCATTAGAGTATATTGATTGAAAACTATCTGGTATTGGAAAGTCTTTATCTTCTATGTGTAATTCCTGATTACCGTGAAGAACTTTTTCTACATAACTCATATTTTTTTCTCCTTCTTTTTTTCCTTTTGCTTTACAAGATGCATGAAAACAATACCAACTTATTTTATTTTCTGTAGTATCTACAAGCAATGTATTTTTATTATTACAAAATGGACAGTCCATTCTAATGTTTGTATCTGGTGGCACAAACAAACCTTGCACAACTGCTAACTGTTGTTTATAATTCAAATAGATACTTCCTCGTATGTTATTGTATACTTATCTTCAGAAAAGAAAGAACTCTTTTCTATTTTCATTAAATGATTATTTAAATAGTAAGCTACATTATTCTCTAATGTTTCTATATCTGGTTCGTTGTCGAATGGCATTATTGCTACTGCGTCTATTCCCATTCCGTATAGTCGTACTTTGTATTTTTTCATTGTTATTTCCCTTATCATACTTTTGTTTATTTGTCAAGTTATATTCTTTTAAAGTCATAACTTTTATTTTAAGACCTTTTTCTTTTAGTTCTTTTAATCTTTTTGGATTCCAATAAAACATTCTGCTCCTCTTGTTTAAACCAAGATGTATCTCTACCCTCTTTTTTACACCACTCGTGATGTAGTATTTCTATAGGTCTTATGTTTTTATATTTCATACCCCTCATAGCTTACCTTTTCTTTCTTTTCTTGTTCTGTATGGTATTTTTTCTACTTTTCCACTCTACTACTACATTTTTTGCATCACCTGCTTTTGTATTAAAAGATATCATAGCTTTTTTTAAACTCATAGCTTCTATGTCTTGTGACTTATCTTGTGTTATAAATTTATATGTTATCATTATTCCTCATTCCTTATTTTATCTATTAAATTTAAACCAGTCGCAACTCTTTTTGCTTCTTGGTGATTTCTACACATACAGAAAGTAAAAGTATTTGTATCTCCATAATTACCCATAACTTCTACACCCTCTGCCCAATACCAACCTTCTTCATTTATTTTTTTAAGACTTGTCTTTCCATTTATTTCCATTAGTGCTCCTTATAACTTACTTGTTTAACTTCACGACTCCAACAGGTACGACAACTACCACACTCACCATTTTGTTTAGGTGCAGGACATTCACGACCTATTGCAGATTTATCTTTATGTACACCAGAAGTCCACTTCCAAAAATTAGGTGGTGGACTATCTACTTTGATTGCTGATACACGCAAACATAAATTCTTTGGCACATCTTCTTCTTTGATTTGTTTTATTATCTGATATTCTCTTGTGGCTAACCAATGTTTTATCTGTGGTGTATGCTCACACACCTCAAATATTTTCATTAGATGTAAATAAGATTGTATATCACCTGCATCAAACCACCTATGATATCTCTTTGATTTGTCTATGTTTTTATATTTTATAGTCAATAACATTGACATATAATCTACCCACTCGTTTAGCTCTATTGCTTTTCTTCTAACCTCGTGTGCATTGAATACATTTTTAAATACATATCTACCTTTTAATGCATAGCAAGAATGACAGATAGTGCCTTTTATCTTTGCTAGCTTTGATCCTGTCTTACAATGCTTTGCAGATATACCCCAACCAAACGCAGGCATTTTACTTGGATTAGATAGTGTGCCTATCTTTTTTTCTATTTCTTTAATTTTCATCTTGCTCACTTTCGTAATCATTTAAAAAAGAATCAACATAACCTGCAGTATCATCATCAATTTCTGTTATAGTTTCCTCAGTTCCATCACTCCAAGTTGCGATTATTGCCCAACCACTAATTGTTTTTTTCTTTTTCATAATATAACTCCTACAATAAAACCAATAGCAAACCAAACAATTTCTGTTCTGTAATACAATGACCAAGCATTTATCTTATCTATTATCTTTTTCATATTTTTTTCTCCAATCTTCTGATACCAAATCGTAATTCACTTTGTGTTATGATACCATTCTTATAGTTGAATTGCAAGTTCTCATACAATTTTTTAATGTGGTCGTGTGTAGTTCCTGCCATATCACACCACAAAGAACAATCAGCAGTATAAAACCAGTTCCTTGCTTTTGATTGTAATGCAGGGCTAGACTCACTATTACTTAATATACCAAATGCATCTTCCATCATCACTTGTATTTTAGCAATGGCTAACTTTTCATCTGGTGTCTTTTCTTTTTTTTCGTAAAACATATTTATCCTTGTATCACATTTTACTAATTGTGTCAATGTGACTCCTTGTTTTTTTTGTTATTTTATGTTATAGTGTCCTGTCGTTACAGGGGGGTTAGTATATATACTACTCATCATCATTTCTATTTATAATATAAAAGGCAATCAACATACCTATTAATAAGGCAGTCATATTATATACAAACATAAGTATTCCAAGTTCAGCAGTCATATTGTTTTCCCTTTCTTAAGGTGCATACTATTGTTGCAACAAGTATCATCTAAAAATACTCATACGATTCAGTACCATTAGCAAAGAGGGTAGCTTATATTTTTATCAACCCTGATACCAAATAATATACACCTAAAGAAAGGCTAGGCGATTACTCGCCTAACCCTAGATTAGTATTAAGAGGCAAGTCCGATACCATTTGCTTTTTTCCAAGCAAGTATCTTCTCTTCTCTTGTAGGTTTTGGTTTGCCGATATTCATAATAGACTCGGCTGCGTCATCAATAGATATGACCAAGTCCATACCAAACTTATCAGCAAGTATCTCTGGATCAATCTTCCATTGTATATCTGCGTGATTAGCAAATTTTTCTACTTGAGAAAATTTAGTCATAGATTTAACAATCTCTCTAAATCTATTAGTCCTAGCCACAACAGTTTGTATCCATAGAGTATGTTTAGTAACAACATCTTGCTTTGCTTGAATCATCATTTCAAACTTTTGAAACTCCAAGTCTGTGCAAGGTATTGCTCTTGAACGACAACCACCAGTACCAATAATATGTAATGCGTATTTGTCTTTCCAAGATTGATAGTAGTTAGTACCACCCTGACCACCTGATAACCAATGGTGATTATCATTTCTACATTGAGATAGATAAGGGTTAGTAGTACGAGAGTATCTCTGATCTCCCATCTTACCCTCTTGTTGTATCTCACTCTCAATGTTGCAATCTGGATTTAATCCAACTGCTTTCATATCTTCACGATACATAGCATAGGCAAAGTTTTTGCCATTGTTACTACTGCCACGATAGCCACTACCAAAGTCTGCTGATAGACTACCATCTAACTCAAATGAAAAGTGTTTAGACTTATCAACTTCGTCATTGTATCTATCAAGCACTTTTGGTGCGTCAGTAGATTTCATAAAGAAACAACTATCTGTGCCTACTGCATTGATAGTATTGTGTTTTCTTTGTAGTGATTGGAGTGTTGCTACATCTTCCAATGGAAATCTTCTTTCAACTACTTCTTTACAAGTAGCAAATGAAGATTCTATTTGTGATAAGCAATCCTCTCTTGATTGTTTGAACGCCTCTTTTTCGTGAGTGTCCAAAGATTCACAATGCTTACGAAAGTCAATCACTAATGACTTACGCTTACCTGCATTGAGTCTTATTTCTTTTTTATCCATACGAGTACTCCTTTGTTGTTGGTTAAAAAGATACTACCAACTTGATGTCAGTAGTATCTATAATATATATTATTTTGATTGATGTGTCAACTAGCTAGACCTAATTGTACTGCTAGTTCTCTTGCTTGTGTATCGTCTATTGTAAGCCAATTATGGTCGGCATCTATTTGTTCTTGGGTTTGTGCTTGTTGTCTTGTTATTTGTTGTTTAACTCCAGCAAGTTTATTTCGTATGTAATATAATGGATTGTGTTCTTGTGTATCAGAGTTCCAATTCCATTGATACTCAACATACCAAGCATCTTCCAAAGGTATTATTTGCTTATCAATAAAGCCAACTGCATTCATACAAGTATCTTTATGGTCGTTCCACCATTGTTCACGACAACCCATACTACACCAATACTCGTAGCCATACCGACTAACTTTATTAGATTGATAATACTTCGCACCCTTACTACCACGAATTTGATTTTGATTTTTCTTTTCTGGACATCTTTTATTTTGACACCACTCACTCATCTTTAGGCTCCTTTATTATATCAAGATGTGGGTGTGTAGTAGACCAAGATTTTGTATGATTACCTAATATAACACCACCAATCTTTTGTTTAATATTTTGTTTAAGTAAATCAATATCATTTAAATACTCATCATTAAATTTTAGGTATTGATTGTTCTCAACATCTTTTAACCAATAATATAAATTAGATAATGATTGTATTTCATTATCAAGTTCTTCATAATTTTCTTTGGTTGTATATACTTCACTCATTGATATCTCCTTTTTGTTCAAAGTCCTCAAAGTTTTTAGCATAAAGATTTTTAATCAGAGTTCTTGTAGCTTTTGGAAACTCAACTCTAAATGAATCTGAATCGGCTAAATAACTGAATTTTAAGCATTTTTTGCCTATCAATAAATATCTTAATCTCTGATTCATAGGTACATTTCTAAACTTGTAGCCCTCTTGAATATCTAAATCAGTTACTAACATATTATGTTCTGGTGTAGTGGTTCTCTTGCCACCTTTTTTGTACAACCTTTTACCAGTTGTACCATCAATTTGAAACTGTCTATCTTTAGTATCAAATCGCATTACTCTTTTCTCGCCAACAATCTCTAACCTTTTTGGTTTCTTGTAGAAGAAAGCACGACCTTTTTTAGATTTGTACTTGTCTATCTCTTTATCAATAAAGGTATGGAGTTGTTGCTTTGTTATGTTTATGTGTTTCATAGCACTCCTATATTGTTTGATTAATTTTCGGGGTCAATACAAGTAAGATGCATCTTCTATTTATAACCACCATTTAAGGTGATGCCTCGCAAAATGAGGACAACCTATGTAATGACCCCCCTTGATTGTATAAACAAAAAAGGGTAGCCCCCCTCTCGGTTGACTACCCTTTAGTTATAACATACTAGATTGCGTATGTCAATTAGCTTTCAATGTTTGATACTTCTGGTTTTTGAAGTTCGGTCTGTGGTACAGGTGCAGTAGTAGGAATAACCATTTGATGTTTTTCCCACAATGCAGTATCACTATTCCAATAGGTCAAAGCATCTTTAGCAAGTCTTAACTCATACATTAATTCTTGCGTAGGTTTGCCGTGATTCTCTATTAGAACCAAACAATTAAGAAGTTTTTTTCTTAATGTTCTTCGCCACTTCAATTCCCAACTTGTATCAATTATTGGTTTATTGTCTGACATATATGTACTCCTTGTTGAGTTCCTATGTTATAGCACTAATCTTTGTCATTGTCAACTAGCTTTGCTATTTCTTGTACCTTTTCATCTAGTTTATGTAATTCTGAATAGAACGAGGAAACTTTTAAATATTTTATTTTAAGTTTAATCATAATCTCATCAAACTTTTTTATTTTTAATTGTATTTTTTTATTTAATGTAGTCATAAATTTAACATATAAAAAACCCCCAATGTGTTATACACAAAGGGGGCTAACCTTTAGAGGGAACTAAAGTCTTTTATTTTGATAAGATACTATTAAATTTTCTCATCAAATGTTCTGTAATATCATCAAGTCTATTAGTATTTTGCCATATATCTCTTAACACATATAAGTCTTTAGTATTTTCTTGATGGTAGTTTTCAGCTTTATTCTTTGAGTGAACTTCAGCTATTAATTGATCTGTTTGGTCTGTCATATTGTCCTTTCGGTTATTAATATAATATATAATAAAAAAGGGGATATGTCAATCTGACACACCCCCTTTTATTTTTTAAGCAACGAAACTGATTAATACTCCAAGCATCAACCACACCATTGCAACATACATTATGCTTTTCATAACTATCCTTTCGTATAATTACAAATAGCCTAAAATATTTTTGTTTATTTGTCAAGTGAATGATTTAATACAAAGTGTTAGTAGATGAAACCAAATAACAATGTTTATTAAATATAATATATAAATCATTTTTCATCTTTTGTAATAATCCATTTAAAAGTGCTTGTTGTTGGATTAAAACTATCAAACTCTACCTTACTACAACTACTTA